AATCAGCTAGGTCGAAGAAACCTTTCACCTGATGCTTTCAAGTTGGCACTAGGAAGGCGGTATAACAGGACTAAGAACGCTCATGGGGGAGACAGAAAATCAAAAGGTCAAATTGACCCTTTGAAAAACACTGCCGAAAAACTTGCCGCAGAGCATTCTGTTTCTTCTAAGACAGTAAAACGTGCCGGAAAGTTTGCTGAAGAAGTCTCCAGAACTCCAGAACTTCAACAAGCCATTGCCAAGCGAAAGCCTGTCTTGCAGGTCAAGCGAGAGATGAAGGAAGCAAAGCGCGAAGAACGCCGAGAAGAAAACCGTGCTAAAGTCGCAGAAGTTGAAAAGCCTTCTGACATCATTGAAGTTGGAGCAAAGTTCGCAACCATTGTAATAGACCCACCTTGGGATTGGGGGGATGAAGGCGACCAAGACCAGCTTGGCCGTTCCCGCCCTGATTATGCAACCATGAGCAAAGAGCAAATGCTTGAATTGCCATTGCCGGACTTAGCCGATGAAGATTGCCACCTGTATCTTTGGATTACTAATCGAAGCTTACCCAAAGGATTTGAGCTAATGGAGAAGTGGGGATTTAGATACATCACAGCAATTACTTGGGCGAAACCCAGCTTTGGAATGGGGAACTATTTTAGGGGACAGACTGAGCATATTCTTTTTGGTGTTAAAGGTAGCCAAGCCTTGAAAAGGAAAGACGTTGGAACTTTGTTTAATGCTCCACGGGGAAAGGGTGGACATAGCTCAAAGCCAACTGAGTTTAATGAGTTAGTTGAGTCTTGCTCTCCCGGACCATATCTTGAAATGTTTAGCAGGTCAGAACGTGACGGCTGGAAAGCATGGGGGGAGAACTCATGATTTATGATTTCAATCAAATGCTTGAGTTTTCTAAGGGAGAAAACCAAGGGGATGATATTGATGCCATTAAATTATTGATTGATGGTTGTGCATCCGTTTCAACATCTAGCATTGAACTAGACAAGATTGGTGTCGATTACATTGCTAGGCTCCGGCGCGGGGCTGAAGTTTATGTTGATGCTAAAAGAAGGCAGGCCGGATGCTCAAAGTTCTGGAGCAATGGTGTGCCAGAGTTAGCAATAGAAGTCTGGTCAGTTATGCCCGGGGGAAGGTTTAACACTCCACGCACTCAAGCAAAGATTGGTTGGACTTTAGACGAGCAGAAAGTTACTGATATGATTCTTTACACCTTTGATTTGCAAGATTCAAAAAGCGTTTACTTGTTTCCCTTTCAATCGCTTAGGATGGCAGCACGAAGGAATCTTAATAAGTGGAAGAAACAGTTTAAGGTAGACATCCAGACAAGTGGGAGTTGGCAAAGCGAAGCAGTGTTTGTTCCTTGGAACGTGGTTAGAGATGCAACAGCTGAGACGTTTTCATGCAACGCCAATGCAAGCAATCAGCAGCAATTGCTTATGAATTACTAATCAAATGAACACCACTCAAAACGCTGATTTGATGCTAATCATTGAGAGTCAAGGGCTTACGGGTCCTTCCTCCGGGAAGCGTCTCTTAGTCAACTGTCATCGCGCCATTTTTCTAGTCAAAAGTATTTACCAATGCCGCTTGATTTTACCCACCACATGAACAGTATTTAAAAATGAGCGATGAGAAGAAAAGCAAAAGCTTCGGCATAGGTAGGGGAATAGGGCCAATTGCTACGACATCACAACTGGCTAATATTCTAAATCTTACCGGGGCAAGGTTGTCTCAACTGACACAAGAAGGAATCCTAAAAAAAGAAGAGCGCGGGAAATACGCTCTGTGTGATGCCGTCAATGCTTACGTGACTTATCTGCACAACGCTCCGAAAAACCAATGGGGCAGCAAGACAGAAGAAGAGACTGACTTTGACCGAGAGCGATTGCGACGAACCAAGGAAGAAGCTGACAAGCTAGAATTGGCCAATGCTAGAACCCGGGGTGAGCTTGTGGAAGTGTCTAAGGTTAAGCGATTGGGTGAACAGGTGATGAGCGGAATCAAGACAAAGATTCTCAATATGCCGCTGACTGATGATGAAAAGGACAAATGTCTGCGTGACCTGTTGAGCCTTAAAGATTTAGATTACAGCGACAAGTGAACATTCAAATCCAAGACATCGCTGAATCGTGGCTTACCGTTTACGAACCGCCGCCCCGGGTGACAGTCTCAGAGTGGGCTGACCAATACCGCTTTCTCTCACCTGAGTCATCAGGGCAACCGGGCAAGTATTCTTCTGACCTTACGCCATACGCTCGCGAATGGATGGACTCAATCAATGACCCGGAAGCAACCGGGACTGTGCTGATGGTGGGGGCGCAATTAGGAAAGACTGAAGTTTTGAACAACATGATTGGATATTTTGTTGATGTTGAGCCGTCACCGATGCTGATGGTGCAGCCGACGATTGAGATGGGCGAAGCGTGGAGCAAAGAGCGACTTGCACCGATGTGCCGGGACACGCCAAGAATTAAAGACAAAATTGCAGACGTGAAATCTCGCACTAGCGGCAACACAATTTTACACAAGACCTTTCCGGGTGGCAACTTGGCGATTGCTGGAGCTAATGCCCCGGCTGGCTTGGCATCACGTCCAAGGCGGGTTGTCTTACTTGATGAAGTTGACCGCTACCCAGTCACAGCAGGAAGCGAAGGTGACCCGTCTAGTTTGGCTATTCGACGAACAGAGACGTTTTGGAACGCCGTTATTGTTATGACATCAACTCCAACCGTAAAGGGCCGGAGCAGAGTCGAGACTGAGTTTGAATCAAGTGACCAGCGAAGATTCCACGTTGATTGCCCAGAATGCGGCTACTCTCAGAGCTTAAAATGGGTAAACGTGCAATGGGAAGCGGAAGACGGCAGTGATGCGTGGCTTCAATGTGAAGATTGCAAGGCAAAGCTGACCGACGAGCAGCGGATTGAGATGGTCAAAGCAGGGAAATGGGTGCCAAGCTACCCGGAACGCACAAGCCGGGGCTATCATTTGCCCGGAATTGCATCACTTTTTCGGCACAAAAAGGGTTATAAATCGCGATTGCACCAGATGGCTGCCGACAATATCAGAGCCAAAAAATCAGGAAAAGAGACGCTTAGGACGTGGATAAACACGTTTTTAGCTGAAACTTGGGAAGATGAAGGCGAAAGTGTGGCATGGGAGCCGTTAATGCAACGCCGGGAAGATTGGGGTGATTTTCCGAAAGACGCTCTTATTTTAACTGCTGGCGTTGACATCCAAGGAGACCGTTTTGAAGTCGAGATTGTCGGCTGGGGTGAAGGAGAAGAGTCTTGGAGCATTGACCACTACAACGTGATGGGTGATTTCAACTCACCGGACACACAAGCCGCACTTGATGAGATTCTGCAAAAGAAGTTTACACACCCGAGCGGTGTGGAGCTACCAATCACTTGCACGTTTATCGACTCAGGACACAAAACAAAAGCCGTTTACTCATTTACCAAACCAAGAGAAGGCCGAAGAGTTTACGCTTGCAAAGGTATGGGTGGCCCGGGTGTGCCGTTAGTTGGCAGACCGACAAGAAGGGGAGCAGAGAGAGCCGCATTGTTTAGCGTTGGAACTGACACGGCAAAGGAATTGACTTACTCTAGACTTTCGCTTGGCGAAAAGGGTAGTGGATTTATGCACTTCCCCAACGACCGACCAGAAGATTGGTTTCGGCAGCTTGTTAGTGAAACAAAGGTGACCCGCTACAAAAATGGCGTGCCATACACACGTTTTGAGAATCCAAGCAAAGCAAGAAACGAAGCTTTAGACATCCGAGTTTATGCAACTGCTGCATTGTCATTGATGCGAGTGAACTGGGACAAGCTCAAGCAAAGCATTCAAGACCCGCCAAAGAAAAAAGCCGCAAAACCAAAAAAGAATGCCCGCAAAAAGAAAGGTGGCTGGGTGAATGACTGGTAGAGTTTGACATTAGTCAAAATTCAATGGCCGACAAAACTGACGAAGAAAAGCTGACATCAGCGTTGGCGATGATTACCAAGATAGAAACTACTCTTGGAACCCTTTATGAAAAGACGGCTAGTGCTACAAGTTTTGGCGACCAATCTTTGACACTCGCAAGCATCGCTGATTTGGAAAAGAGCCGTGACCGTTGGAGACAAGAGGCGGAAACATTAAAGGCATCAGTCAACCGTCACCGAAAAACTTTGAAAATTCAATTCAGATGATTCAATATCTAAAGCGCAAATTCTCATCGCCCAAAACAGCCGTTCGCAGATTCAACGCCACCCAGTCAAGCCGTCTGACGCTCGACTGGATTACTGCTTGCCTGTCGCAAGATGGTGAGCTTAAAGGCCAGCTTCCAATTCTTCGTGACCGCTCGCGTGACTTAGAACGCAACAATGAATGGGTAAAAGGTTTTTTGCGTAGTCTTGAAAACAACACGCTCGGCGAGAAGGGTGTGTCTTTACAGGTGAGAGCTAAAGAGCCGAGTGGACAGCTTGACGAAATCGCCAACAATATCATTGAGAGGGCTTGGAAGCAATGGAGCAAGGTTGGCAACTGTGAAGTCACAGGACGGCACTCATGGGTTGACGTTCAACGCTTAATCCTTCGGTGCATTGCCCGTGATGGTGAAGTTCTTATTCGTATGATTAAGAAAAGCACCGGGTTATGCTTGCAGATTCTTGAAGCCGACTTGCTTGATGATAGTTACAACGCCCGGGCTGAAAACGGTAACGAAATCCGGTTTGGTGTTGAGTTTGATTCATACCGCCGACCAGTTGCTTACCACTTGCTTGGCAACCACCCCGGAGATTCTCAATTCAACGCTGATTTCAAGCGTCGCATCAGAGTGCCAGCCGAAGAAATCATTCACCCGTTTAAGACTGAGAGACCAGAGCAAAGCCGTGGCATTCCTTGGCTTGTTAGTTCAATGAACAGGCTCAAGATGTTAGACGGCTATGCAGAAGCCGAACTTGTTGCAGCTAGAACCGGGGCCGCTAAAATGGGCTTTTTCACCAAAGCAACACCGGACGGCTGGACGGGCGAAATTGATGATGATGGAAATCTTCCTGTTGATTCATCGCCGGGAACAATCGAAGAACTTCCTGCTGGTGTAGATTTTAAAAGTTGGGACACCAACCACCCAAATTCTGGTTATGGAGATTTCGTCAAATCTTGCCTTCGTGGAGTCGCTACTTCTCTTGGCATTAGTTACAACGCTCTTAGTAATGACTTGGAAGGAGTAAACTACTCAAGCATCAGAGCCGGGCTAATTGAAGAGCGTGAAGTTTGGAAAGCTGTCCAACGCATGATGATTGACCACGTTCTGGAGCCAGTGTTTGAAGCATGGCTTGAAGTTGAGCTTCTTTCTGGCCGTCTTGGTTTACCATTCGATAAGTTCTTTAAGTTCAACGCTCCAGAATTCCGGGGTCGCCGTTGGGCTTGGGTTGACCCAAAGAAAGACATGGAAGCGGCAGTGCTGGCTATGCGTAACCGAATCAAACCACTTCGTGACATCATTGCCGAAGCCGGGGATGACATCTATGACGTTTTAGCCAAGGTTAAAGAAGACGAAGAGCTTGCTGCAAGTTATGGCTTGAAATTAGACCCTGACCAAATTGACAATTC